ACAATAACATGATAGTAGATTCGATGATAAACAAACTTTCAAGGTCTCCTCAACAGATAGCAGAGCAAGCAGTTTCTAGTGTTTCTCCTATGGCTATGAGTCCACAACCACAGGTGCCTCAAGCACAAAGTGTAATACCAGAGGGTCTGGTAGATATGAGCGAAGAGGACAAAAATTTATTAGACATCCTTGCACAAAGAGGCCAAATAAAAAGTGAAGCTCCGTTAGGTTCCTTAGGACAAGAACTTGCCATGGCAGGACAAGGCGAAGACACTGAATTAGCACATTTACGAGCAGGTGAGATTGTTCTACCTCCAGAGATGTTGGAAGACGAAGAAGTAGAGTCATTGTTAGAGACAAAATTTAGGGAACTCGGTATTAACCCAGAAGAAGCTATAGTCGGGGCAGGTGTCGCTAGTCTTAACCCGATGACAGGTTTAGAAGAGTTCGGTTTTTTCAAAAAATTAAAAAAAGTTTTCGGTAAAGTTGGTAAGGTCATCAGGAAAGTTGCACCTATAGCCGCTTTTGTACCCGGTGTGGGTACAGCTTTAGGTGGCGTGCTCGGCGGTTTAGGAGGCCTAGCAACTAAAATACCAGTTATAGGCGGTGCACTGCAAGGGGTTGGGCAATTCTTGAGTCCTGCCATAAGTGGTCTTGCTGGGCTAGGGATACCCGGCATATCCCCCATAGCTGGTGGTATTGCTGGCGGTGCGGGAAGTATCAAAGCAGGACTTTCGAATCTTTTTGCTGGTGGGCCTTTTGGTGGTGCAGGCACAACTTTTGCAGGTGGACCAGCCGCAGGAACAGGACTAACAGGTGCCCTAGGTCTAGGTGCACCAACTGCCACTGGTGGTACGTCTGGTTTGCTTGGAGCTTTGACTGGTGGCGGAGGCTCTGGTGGTGGAGGCGGTGGCGTTGGCAATCTCTTAGGATTAGCTGGTGCTGGAGCACTTGCGGCTAAACTGGGTGAACTAGCTTTCGATGAAGCTAAGCGTGCACAGGGTGTCCCTTTGACCCCTCTAACAACCATGGATGCTAGTGGTAGATATAATATAGAAGCAGAGATTGCAAGAAGGATGGGACAACCAGCTCCAAATCCTGTTGAGTTTGGTTTACTACCGCAAGGTACTATACCTGAACTTTCAGGAGGTCAACCAAGAATGGCATCTCTCGGTGGTGCTATAGAAAACATAGAAAAAAACATGGCATACGGTGGCGGTGTCTACGGTAACGGTTTAGAAGATTTGACTGGTGGCTTAGCCAGAGGTATGCAAGCTGGAGGCCCAGTCATGCAGTATGCACAGGGTGGTGCAGTCCAAGGGTTCCGAGAAGGTGGCGAAATAGAGCCACAGGACTTTCCTAGACGAGATGGTCCGATCAATGGAGCTGGCACAGAAACCAGTGACGACATACCTGCTATGCTAAGCGATGGCGAGTATGTAATGACAGGACGAGCAGTTCGAGGAGCTGGTTCTTTCGAACTACAAAACCAAGGTGGCATCTTAAGTTTAGTGCCGTCTTTTGAGGAGGATAGGGAAAGAGGTATGGCAAACATGTATAAAATCATGGATGCTTTCGAAGCCTCTGCACAACCTAGTTCAGAATGAACAGAAATTTAGTTCCTAAAATGCAACAAGGTGGCTTAATTCAAAGAGCTATGCCTGTAAGAAATGCTCTACAACTTATACCCGGTTCAGGGCTTAGAACACAAGGTGGTTTAGCTCCAACACAACTTGTACCCGGTTTAGGGCTAACACCACCACCACCGAATCTACCCAGCTTACAAGAATTAATAGACATGTCGGATGATGAGCTGATGCAGTATATTCCAACTCGAAATATAAGAGCAGGAAGTAAAACCTTCAAACAAAGACAAACACCAGAAGAGTTTAGGCAAAGACTACAACAACAAATCAATCTAAAGCCGGGTGATAAAGGTTTCGGGCAAGATGCTAGAGCTTTCATAGCACGCCCACCCCAAGGACGACCAGCACCCGTGGACCCATTTAGACAGGGTGTTAGACCAACCGAAATCTTTGGCCCAGATGGACAGATTATTGGCCCAGCAGATCAAATTGCTGTCGGTAGACCAGTCCCTCCACCAGAAGGCAAAATTAACCCCATAACATTAGACCAAATAGAGGGGGGCTTACCACAAGGACCAGTAGAACCACAACCAACTGTGAATCTTCCTCCCGATGTGCAAGTACAAGACACACCACCGCCACCCGGAGCACCTTCTGGGATGAATCAACCACAACCTTTTGCTTCCCAAATAGATAGAGTTGAAACTGGTTTAGACCCCCTAACAAAACAACTACTATTCGGTCTTGACGGCAAAGGAGGTTTCATACCGGGGGCCATGCGTGCCGCTGAGCGAACTTTCTTTGATGCCGAAGGCAAGCCTATTGTTATACCTGAACAAGTCGCTGGGTTTTCTCCCGATCAACTGATAGCACAAGAGTTAACACGACAAGCCTTTGGAATAGAGCGACCTTTTCTACGAGATGCTGAGTCTGCTTTTCGTGGGGGTGTCAGTGCCATGGAAGAGGGTTTACAGCGAGCAAGAGAAAGAGAAGAACAAGGTTTAGGAGCAACACAAGAAGGTTTAGGCGGTTTATTGTCAGGTCTTGGACAACAAGAACGATTACTTAGAGGAGCAACCGATCAGTTTGGTCGTAGTCTCGGTGGGATAGGTGCCTTACAGCTGGGTGCTACAGGACAGTTTGGTGGTCGCTTGGGTGAATCTGAGGGTCTGCTAAGAGGCACTCTCGGTGGTTACGACCCTAGTATGACCAGTAGATTTTTTAATCCTTTTGAAGAACAAGTCGTGCAACAAACGGTCCGAGATGTTATGGAGCAAGGGGCACTGAGCGACATTGGGGCAAGAGCTCAAGATATAGCAAGAGGTGGTGAATCGGCTTTCGGTTCAAGAGCTAGGTTAGGAGCAGAAGAAAGACAAAGAGCCCTAGGACGGGGACTGGCAGAGGCACTAGGTGGCATCAGGGCAAGAGGATTCTCCGAGGCACAGCAAACAGGACTCGGTGAGTTCGCAAGACAACGACAAGCAGAAAGATTAGCCTCTCAAGGATTAGCTGGCTTGGCAGGACAAAGATTAGGAGCACAACAACAACTTGGCTCTACATTAGCGGGTCTGGCAGGACAAAGATTAGGCTCACAACAAGCCCTTGGACAATCTTTGGGTAGTATTGGCAGTCAAAGATTTGGTGGCCAACAAGCCTTAGCAAGTGCTTTCGGAAGATTAGGTAACCTTGAGCAACAGATAGCACAACAACGACAACAAGCCAGATTTGGGTTAGGCTCAGCATTACAAGGCCTTGGAGCTCAAGCACAACAACAAGCTCAGGCTGGCATCGGTCAACTAGGAGCCTTCGGGCAACAGCAACAAGCTCAACAACAAGCTATGCTTGATGCTCAAAGAAGGAATCTGCTACAAGCTCAACAAGCACCGTTAGCACAGTTCCAAGCACTAGCACCATTCATCAGTATGGCTCCAGCAGGACAATTCCAAACAAGAACTACATTCACTCCACCACCAAGTCCGTTACAAGCCGCATTGTCAACAGGACTCGGTGCTTTCGGAGCATTTGGCAACTTTTTAAACCCACAATAATAATTACAGATGGCAATAACTAGAGCACAAATACCTGAACAAATAGAAAGAGCAAATGGTGGTGAGGTTTCTCCAGAAGACATAATAGATTTATTTGGGGGTTTAAGGCAGGACCAAATAACCCAAGAAGACATTCAACGTCAAATGGAGCTTTATCAAGATTTGTTTCCACAAAGTAGAAGACAGAATATTTTTGATTTAGCCACACAACTAAGTGCAGGACTTTCAGCTCAAGCACAAAGTGGCCAACCACCCTCTATAGGGATGGGCCTAGCTATGGGTTTCAACTTATTTAGTGAGCGAGCCCAAAAATTGAGGGCACAAAATGACAAAGTAGCTAGAGACTTCGCTCTGTTTGCAAGACAACAAGCTGAGGCCGAGAATAAAAGAGAATTTGAATCAGCTCAAAAAATATTGGAAATGCAGTTTGATTTAGCGAAACAGGGCAGTAAAGGTGTTTTTCCAGATGGCTCGATGACTGGTGCCGCTATAAATATAATACTAGCGGCTAAAGATGACCCAGATAAACTGAATAGCCAAGCGGTTCTGTTTGCTAAACAATTTTTGGAAACGCCGAAGACTGTTACTACTGATGAAGGCACGGGTTACATACAAGGTTTCAATGTTGATGCTATACTGGCAACCCCCGCAGGACCACCAGAAGGTGTGCCAATAACACAAACATACGAAGGCCAAGAAGCCGAATTTTTAAGACAAGAGGGAGATTCCTATTATTATTTAACAAAGGATGGACAAGTTATAGAATACACAAAAGAAGAAATTCTAGGAGATAGCGAATAATGCCTAGAGTAGTAAGCCAAGAAGAAAAAGACAAGATTCTTGGGAAACAGGCTGAGTTCAAACCTGAGTTTAAGCCAATAGAGGGTACCGAAAAAAAGAAAAGTCCTTTTACAGCTGACCAAAACAAGTTGGCTGGCTTCGCAGTTCGTATGGAAAACGCACTGGGCATATTAGAGGACTTAGAAAAAAAAGGTTTCAACCCAAGAAATTTCAGGGACTATGTCTTACAAAACGCACCCCTCATAGGCGATACCGCAGTGACTTATTTATTACAAAGCCCTGAGTTCAAGCAGTATGAAAGAGCGGCTTTAGATTTTATGACAGCACAACTTAGGTTTGAAACAGGAGCCGTTATTGCAGAGTCCGAAATACAGTGGGTCGATGCAACCTATTTTCCGAAACTAGGAGATGACCCCAAAACATTAGAACAAAGAGCTGATTCGAGAAGAATCGCTTTTGAGGCTATTAAAGGTGGTGCTGGTAAAGCCTACGATGAGGTAAAAAAATCAGCAGGTGCAGTTGGTGAAAAAGATGATAGTAGTCTCGAAGAATTAAAAAAAAGATTTTATGAGGATGAAAATTTCCGTAATAAAATAATAGAAAGAGCTAAAACCAATCCATCTGTGTATTCAAGTATGATTGGTTTAGATTTGTTTAGTGGTGCAGGAAGCATGGAACAACCTGAGGTAAAACCAAGATGAGCGAAATAAAATTTACAGACGAAGATTTACTAGATTATTTAGAAAACAACGATTTTAGTAAAAAAAGTGATGCCGACCAACTTTTAGTCCTAGCAGAGCAACAGCTGTTAGATTCTATAGATGATCAAGTTGGTGCTCCCTTTGATGTACGAGCACAGGTCATGGCCGCTCAGTCTCCCGAAGACAGGTTAAACACCTTGCGTAAGTTTTATCCTGATGCTATCCCTGTGGGCGTGTTGAGTCCCCAGTTTGGTGAGCAAAGATTCGGTAGAAACAATTTTGTTTACACCGACCCCGAAACAGGTAATTTGACTTTATTTGATGAAGACTTCAGGATTTTCGGAATGGCCGCACCAACATTCAAAGACGTGTTTGCAGATGCAGGGCCCGAGGTAGCGGAAGTTGTGGGTGCTGTTGGTGGTGCCGCATTAGGAGCTACAGTAGGAGTGCCAGCAGGACCAGCTGGAGTAGGGGCAGGCATTTTGATTGGCGAAGGATTAGGCTCAGCGACAGCCAGAGAAGCATATATTGAGTTGTTGACACTATTTGGAGAAACTGAGGATAGTCGCACCCCAAGTCAACAATTTTTCGACTACACAACAACAGCAGTTTTAAACGGAACGTTAGGTCCTGTAAGTAATAAGTTATTGAATGGAGCAAAATATCAAGTAGGAGCCAACCTAAACTATGTTTTAGGTGGCAACAGTCAACGAGCTAATGCTTTGATAAAAGCAGGTATCACAGACCCTTCAGTCGGAGTTGCTACTGGGAACACAGCAGTTCAAATGATTGAAGGGGCTTTAGCAAGTGCTCCGCCTTCAACCAAAGCTATGCAACAAAATGCTAAACAAACCATTAACCAAATTGAACAGAGCGTTAATAAAATTGTAGACAAGTATGGTGGTTCAAGTTCTAAATATGAAGTTGGTGAAAAGACGTACAAATATTTACAAAATGCTAGAGCAAAATTTGATGCTAAAAGCAGTCAGATGTACGATGAAATCTCTTCTTTGATTGACCCTAGCCTGTCAACCGATGGTAAGTTTATCATCGAGGTAACCGAGCAGATAAGCCGAGAGGTTGGTCAAAGCTCTGTTGCTAAAGGTCAAAATAAAGCCATACTCGATCATCTAAAAAAATACAATGTTGATATACAAAACGGTTCCTTGAATTACAACACATTAAAAAATATCAGAACTTACATAGGTAAAGACCTTGGTGACCCTTTAACTGCTGGTGCAACTGGTGGTGAGCGAGCACAGTTCAAAAGACTCTATAAGGCAATAACAAATGATATGCAGGAGTTGGTCAATAAATCGGGTAGTGATGAGGCCCTGAAGAAGTTAAAAATTGCTAATGATTTTACCAGAAGTAAATTAGCTTCAGATGGTTCTATATCTTACGTTGACAACTTGTTAAAAAAAGCGGCAGACGGTGATTTTTCAAAAATTACGAAAGCACTTGTATCAGGAGCAAAAGATGGGCCAACACAGCTGAGAAAATTACGAGATGAATTTACAGAAGACGAGTTTGAAGCTCTATCTGGTTATTTCCTAGGTTCTCTAGGCAGTCCTAAGGCGGGCATCGCCACACCTGAGCTTTTAGCCAAAGAGTCAGTCAAAGACATTATGGGTGGTCAAATAGATGACGTTACAAATTTTAGTCCAGCAACCTTTTTGACCAACTACAACACTTTGTCTAATGAAGCTAAAGATGTTTTATTTAAAGGTGGCCGATATGAAGATTTAGTGCCTGAGCTAGATAATTTAGTTGCGGTTATAAACGAGGTCAAAGAGGCCAGTATAAGAGGAGCTAACCCTTCACAAACAGCCAAGGGTATATATTCAATAGGGTTATTAACTACTTTTGGTGGTGAGATAGGGGGCATCATCGGCAAAAGCGGTGGTTCGTTTGATTATGGCTTAGGAGCTATCTTGGGCACTTATGGGTCTGCAAAACTTTTGACTAACAAGAGTTTTGTCAACTGGTTATCACAAGGTGTGAAACAAGTAGCTTATGACCCCAACTCATTTGTACAACACGTTAGAAGATTATATCAAATACACGAGCTAAACCCTGACATCAGAGATGAAGTAGAAGCTGTTTTACATGGCCTATCCCATAACAGTGTAGAGATACCAGAACAACTTAACGCAAAAACCGAACCAGTATCATCTGCTCCTGTGCCAAACGAAGCTAATTTTAGAGAGGTGTCAAATGCAGAGGTTTCGAATATTTTGATGCCACAAATAGAAAGAGAATCTGTGCCGTCCTTGGACGTAGACATGACAGATGAAAGTCCAGACCCAGCCTTGGCTTTGTCACCAACCATAGTGCCCGATGAACGGGACAGAGAAATAGCTATGCGAGCTGGTGGCATTGGAAGCCTAATTTGATGGCAAGAAACTATGCTAAAGAGTATGCAAACTATCATGCTCGTCCTGAACAGATAAAAAGAAGATCAGCTCGTAATAAAGCGAGAAGATTAGCTTTGAAACAAGGACGAGTAAAAATAGGAGATGGCTTAGACATACATCATCGTGACGGGAATCCACTCAATAATAAATCAAATAATCTGAGGGCCATGAGAAAATCTAATAACAGGTCTTTTGCTAGAACCAAAACAGCTAGAAAGAAAAAATTTTAGTCTGGTTTTTGGTGGGCCTTGATCATAGCACCGCTAACTTCATAATCTAATTCTTGACCCCACACTTCGTTACCGTTTAGATTTATCATTAGATTACGAGCCATCAATCTCATAAGTGATGCTTGTTGTTGTAAGTTTAGACGACTGTAAAACTCGATGACTTCATCGGCCACAGGCACATCAGAATTTATTGTTTTTGTATCAGACATTTTTTTTAAAAAATTAATCATGCCAGATTATGAGGCAAACAGTCTATCGTGTTCTTTTTCTATAAGAACTTTTAACTGGTCTATTTTGGGCCTTCTCTCTTTACCACAGATGTCTTGTAACAAGTCATAAGTAGCAACATCAACAGCTAAACTCTTTCTAATTTTATTGTTGTCGTTTAATTTATTCTCCATATCTAAATATATATACTGACAAATTTTATAGTATTTTGGTGGATTGTGCAAACAAATATCAAAATTACCATACTTTAATTCTGATGTTGTTTTGTATAAAAACTTGCACATTTGTCTGCATTTTGTATAATAATAGTAGATGAGTTATTTAGTTTGGAAAACAAAGAGATGGATAGATGAGGAAACAGAGGTACTTTTAGCTGTTTTCGGTTTGTTCGCTACTTTGACATTACAATTAATAGGAGGTTTAGCGTAGTGAAAAAGTATCAAATATTCACTGTTCCAGAATATAGAGGCAACGCTTATATGATGGAAACGGCAGGTAATGGTGGTTGTGAATTTTTATGGACGGCACCTTTGTTTAAAGACGATACTGTTGATAACACACAATGGGGTCCAGTAGAAGAAGAGGAAATTGTCAATGCTATCTTAGACAGCAATGAAAAAATAGTTTTAGACAAAATTGCTGTTTCAAACTTTAATAAATTAATAGGAGTAAGGTGATGGGTAATTGTTATGAATCCAGCGTAAAAACCATGCTAGAAATGGCAAGTTCTGGTCGTGGTGGCTTTGAAAATTTAAGACTTGCACACGGTAATGTGACGGGGCAAGCAGGCTATGTAAAAGATCAAAGATATGGTCACGCTTGGCTTGAATTAGAGATTCCAGATAAGTTTGTTTTTGACACAGAACAAAATGCGATGATTCCAAAGGACAGATATTATCAGGTGGGGAACATCGATTGTAATGAAGTCAAACTATATGATCTCAAGGAAGTTCGTGGCTGGTTGACACAAACTGAACATTATGGACCTTGGGAGATGGCCATGACAGATTTCGAAAAAACAATAAAAGATAATAACCCTGAGGAGGAGGTATCTGATGAGTAAGCTAACAGTAAAACAAATAGAAGATAAGTTGTTTGCAGTTGAAAGCCGATATTACAAAGGTTGGAGCGAAAGTGAATATTGGTGGCGAGTGAGTGGAGATGTCCACCCAGAAGACAGACGACTTTGGACAAGATATACCAATTTACTAAACAAAAGAAAAGAGGAGATGAAAGATGAGTAAATTAATAACTGTAAGAGCTTATGAATATAAAGAGCTAGATGATAAAGCAAAAGCTACATTCATACATTATATGTATGACAGTCCTTTTGACTATGAAGACGAAGACGAAAACGGCAATACAATAATCAAGTATGACTACTTTGCCGATATGGACTTAGACGACCAGATAGAATTTTGTGAAATGAATAATTATCTTTTCAATAAGTATGGTGAGTTGATTGGACACTTAGAGGAGGAAGCATGAAGCATATTAAAAACGATCTAATACCATTACTAGAACACATCAACCAGAGGATGTTGGAAAAGAAACACAACAAGCCATACGCAGAAATTACTTTTGCCGATATGGACAAGGATGATTGGAAAAGGTTTAATGATATATTAGATTTACAAAAATCTAATACAGGTCACTAAGTTCTATGACTTGTTCACCGTACAGGTCGAAAGGCCTGTACTCCTTACTGGCTTCACATTTCAACAACACTTGAAGGGCTTGTTCGTTTCTAGCTTGAGCGTACTGTATTGATTCACCAGATAGACTATAAACTGCATAGGGGTATGGGTCCTTTTTTTCTTGGGCCAGAAACTTAAAACCTTTACATTTTAGGCCAGAGGCTCGACAAGCATCTATGTATAGCGATGCTTGCATGTGATAGTTGAAGTTATTGACAGCACGAATAAAGCCACGAGGTGAGGCATCCATACATGTTTTTAAGTCCCAGATATACTCATGGTCGTACCAGTCTAACCTACACTTGAAGGGTTGTGAGTGCCACAAAAAACAAATGGTAAGCTCGACCATGTCTGTTTTTTTAGGGACGTAAGACTCTATAACTGTTCTTCTTTCTTGACATGTATCATAAAGCTCTTGAGTGATTATTGAGCGACTACCTACTGAATTAAGGAAAGCCTCGTAGTCTTCTTTGCCAGCTTTGGTTCTTCTATCGATTTGAGGCTGTATAATAAATTCCTCATCAAATTTATGTTCCTCTAAAAACAAAGTGTGTTGCAGTCTGCCTTCCAGCATAGCAGGTGTTTGTTTGACATCCTTTTTATACTTCCAGCTATACGGGCACTTAATAACAGATGTTAAATCGTGAGAACGGAATGCAGGAATCTCTGCATACTGCTCATAAGGAATATCATCATAAACACCAACCTCGAACTTCATTGCTTCTTCCTGAGCTTGTCTATATCTTCTTTTGTCAAATCAAAACAGTTGAGGTTGCCAGCTACGGTTCTACGTTCACCCTTACCAAAGAACGGATAGACACAATGTTGCATCCAAGATGGGAACATCAGAAACTTACCGACTTCAGGTTTGATGTATCTTGATTGCGATGGTCTAAGTTTCTCTGGGTCACCTGTTTGATTCAAACCGTAAGTAAAATTAATGAAGCCATCTATAGCCCCTGAATTATTGTATAGATCGTAAGACCCAGTATCTTTCATATTATGTTTTGTTATTTGTTCAGGCACTTTAGTCCAACAGGTAAATGATATACCCATATTAGTTAATGTCAGATGATCATGTATGGGGTTGTAATCGCCCTCATAACTATGCACAGACCATAGTTTGTCTAAGCCTAATTTTTTTGGTCTGACATTTGTGCCTGTGTGTTGAACAAAATGTTGGATGTATTTGATACCTAGATTGACAGCCATATCACGAAAAGATGCTACCTTCTTGTCTTTGGGGTCCATGATAAGTTGTTCACCTGAGTGTATCTGACCAACTAAGTCTTCACTAGCTGATTTTTTATCTTTGCTTTTTTGTAAGCCATCAAGGTAGTCGTTGAGGTCCTCAACCATTTTGTCATCCATGCTGTGTTGTAACATCAAGACACTCGGCAGTGAGTAGATGTCATATTTCATTTCTTTATTCATGTTCTTTCCTCGGGTCATCGCCCATTGAATATCTGGTGTACCAGATTATTTTTTGTTTGTCTTTTATATGTTCGGTTTGATCACCCTTTTTGCCTTGTCGCCACTGATACTTAAAAGCATTTATCTCAGCCCACTCCTTTACTCTTTGGGCACCGTAGACAGCGACCATGGCATCGATACACTCAATGACACGGTCTTGTCCTCCCTCACCCATATAGTGTTTAGGTTGGTTGACATCATCATATTTCATGGTTGAGAGCAACCCCTGCACGGGTAGTTTATGAAGAGATATTGGCGGAGTTGCTCTGTCACCAAACTAGAAAGGTATGTCATCTTCTTTTTTGTCATCTTTAGCTAAATCTGCTAAGCCACCATTGCCTTGTGTCACAGGTTTATTTGCACCTTGCTCGACAGCCGCCTCATAATCAAAACTTTTTTGTATCTCTTCCTGATGCCATGTCGGTAGACTTTCAAAAACATCACACATAGCTTTTGTTTCAGGACTAGAGTTACCGTTAAACTCGTCACAATAAACTGACAGATCAAATTTTTGCTTATCATTTTTAGTTTCTTTGCCTTGCTCGATGCCACCGTCAGGTCTTTGCAATGAAAGTATTTTTGGATTGCCACCAGCACCTTTGTCGCTAGGCTCGGTATGCCCAACTTCAATCCTTGCTGTGCAACCCAACAGCTTACCGATGTCGAAACCATTTAATTCTTCTTCGGTAAAACTTTTGCCTCGCCATGCTTGGAGATCAATACGCAGTGCCGCATTTTCAAAAAGAGAGGCGGTGTATGTTTTAGATACGGCAAATGGTCGCCCATCATCCATATCAACTGCATTGTCAGAGGGGTCTACCGCCTCAGTGATTTCAAAACTAATATGTACTCGTTTTCTTTTATTCTTCTCGCCTTTGTATTCTTGGATAGATTCACCCAAGTCAACGATACGAAAACAAGTACCATGATATACTCCTTTAGCTAACTTTGGTAGGTCAGCATTGCCTTGATTGCTTATTGTTAAACTCATAATTTTTCCTCGATAATATATTGCTAATTTTTATAGCATAGTGTAAATTAAAACACAATCTAATATTAAGAGCAAGAACAAATGTCACTAAAAATTAAAAAACCACAAAAGAATTTTACTAAGCCCCTAACCCATGACCTACATACTCAGTTTACTAATTTTTTGTCAGACCACGGTATCGAGCCTGACTTACAAAAAGGTTTGGTCACCGATGGTTCGGTTGGTCGGGCTTACATAAATGTTGGTGGCCAACGTAAGAAGGTGGGTTGGTATCAGTTTTGGGCTGACCAATCAACGCCCTTTGGTCGGTTTGGTGATTACCGACTAAGTGCTAACGAACCACAAGCAACATGGCATCCTGAGAATGGAGCGGGTCGGAGATTGACCAAAGCTCACAAAGAGGAGATTGAAAGATTAAGAAAAGAGGCTGAGGTCAAACAAGCTGAGAAGTATAGCAAGGCCGCTGAACGAGCTGTCGCCATCTGGAACAGTAGCGAACCTTGTGAAAAACATCCCTACTTAGAACGCAAACAAGTCTTATCTTATGGTTTGAAACAAGACCCCAAAGGTCGACTAATCATTCCGCTGTACGACCAGCATCTCGCCGTGGTCGGTCTGCAATATATCGATGACAAAGGCGAAAAAAGATTTCTTACTGGTTCTAAAAAAAGCGGGAGCTTTTTTATCTTGGGACAAGAGTTACTCAAAAATGCTAATAATAAAATCATAAACTACTGCGAAGGCTATGCCACGGCCAGCAGTTACTATGCCGATTACAGTCAGGCTGTGGTCGTGACCTTTGATGCGTACAACTTATCAGCGGTAGCTGAGACTATGTATGAATACTTCCCACAACACAAACATATTTTTATTGCCGACAACGATGATAGTAAGACGGGGGAGAAAGAAGCTATCAAGGCCTGCAACATAATCAAAAAGCTTGGAGGCCATGCAGAGGTCTTCATGCCCGAAAGCAAAGGAGACTATAACGACCACAAGAACGAAGTTGCGGACACCGAAGGTGAAGTGGTTCTGCAAAGTCTCGAACTGCCAATCGAATACGACTTTCATAGAAGTGCCAGTGGTCGCATACTCAATACCAAGGATAACATCGGTGGGGTCCTTGCGACCCATGGTATTGCAGTCCGCTACAACGTCATCAAGAAACGCATGGAGATTGAGATACCTGAAACGAAGTTTATCGCTGACATGAAGGAAGAAGCGAGCCTGATTGAGATTGAAAATCGGTGTATCAATATGGGCATACCACACACCAAAGTCAGAGACTACCTCAAGATACTAGCCGAGGAATACAACCCTGTGAAAGAATGGATTGATTCTAAGCCGTGGGATGGGACATCGAGACTGGAGGCTTTCATGGACACCTTGGTCACAGTCGAATCGAAAAGACAAAAAGAAATATTACTAAAGAAGTGGTTGATCAGTTGCGTGGCCGCCGCTTACGAAGACAACGGAGTTGAGCTTGAGGGTATCTTGGTGCTACAAGGAGCACAGGGCCTCGGTAAGACTTTATGGTTCAAACGCTTGTGCGATTACGAATCGGGTTGGTTGTTAGAGGGAGCAACCCTCAACCCATCCGACAAAGATAGTGTGAAACGAGCAGTCTCTCATTGGATAGTGGAGCTCGGTGAAATAGAGTCGACTTTTAAGAAGTCTGACATAGACCAACTCAAGGCCTTTGTGACAGCCAAAACAGATGAGTTGCGTTTGCCTTATGACCGAGCTTTCACTACTTACCAAAGACGGACTGCCTTCTACGCCAGTGTCAATGCCAGAGAGTTTTTGACGGACACGTCAGGTAATCGAAGATTTTGGGTACTCGCAGTCAAAGAGATCAATGTCAATCACGGTATCGACATGCAACAGCTGTGGGCAGAGATCAAGGAGCAGTATTATATTAAGGGTGTGAAGAACTGGTTCTTATCACCAGATGAGCGAGAGCTTCTGCAAGAATCGAATGAAACTTATCGCACCCAAAGCTCAGTCGAAGACTTAGTCCTGCAACATGTGCACTTCGATAGTAAGGACACCCGACCTGTCCAGATGACCCAGTTGCTTCGTGACTTAGGTATCAGCAATCCGAGGATGCCTGACATCAAAGATGCGGTCCGTGTCTTACACGAGCATGGCATCGAGAAAAGACGGACCAACGGTAAGAACGTGTATGACCTAGACTACACTGCTGTCGAAGACACGAAGAGCGTAAGCTCGGTGGGTAGTTATGATGATTGGAACGATTGATGAAGTACAAGGGTAAACAAGTATTGCAGTCACAGGTGAAGATGTCAGAAATAGACAAAGACCTATACAAAAACTTTGATTTTACTTTTGAAGGTCAAACAAAATTTAACGTACCTAACTTCCCAAACATAGATGAGGACTTTGCCATAGGGGTAATCTACGGGTCAAGTGGCAGTGGTAAATCAACAATTTTGAAAGGTCTGGGGTCTGTGCCTAAACCTGATTGGGACAATAGCAAAACAGTTGCATCTCACTTCGCAAGTGTAGACGAGGCGATAGAAAAACTTAGTGCTGTAGGCCTCAATACTGTGCCCACTTGGGCTAAGCCTCGCAATGTGTTATCAAATGGTGAGGGCTTCAGGGCAGACTTGGCCAGAGTCTTAAAATCGGGTGCACTGATAGATGAATTTACTTCTGTGGTCAATCGTGAGGTTGCAAAAAGTTGTTCCTTAGCCATAACCAAATACATCAAAAGAAACAATTTGAAAGGTATTGTTATTGCAACATGCCACGAGGATATTTTGCAATGGTTAGAACCTGATTGGGTTTACAACACGGACACAGAAGAGTTGATTCGGGGGCGACTTCGGAGACCGAAAATCAACTTTAGCATCGGGATTACAGACAGACATATTTGGCCAGTATTTGCGAAACATCACTATTTGACTGCTGATCTGCCAATGGCCGTTAGATGCTTTTCTTGTAACTATGCAGGCAAAGTTATTGGTTTTGGCTCGAGCATAGCGTTGCCGGGCAGAATACCGCCCCTCTACGATGGTGATAGAAGAAACAAGTTCCGTGAGTGTAGGACTGTTATACTGCCTGATTTTCAGGGCATGGGTATTGGTGTAAGGTTCTCTGATGCAATAGCTGACTTACATATAGAAAGAGGTTACAGATACTTTTCTAAGACAGCACACATTAGAATGGGCGAGTATCGAGAATCGAGTTCTTTGTGGCGAGCCACATCAACAAATCAAGCTGACAGAAGCAAATCATGTAAGAGAAATAAGAAGGATACTTGGAAACATTTTAAATTAGACACTGAGAGAATATGTTACTCACATGAATATATAGGCCCAAATAATAAAAGTTACGACAAAAAATGGAATGTGAAATGAAAATGACATACCCTACACTTTACCTTACACTGACCTCAATCCCTTTGTCCATCGGGTTATTGCTACAGTGTAGTGTAAGTGTATATATAATAATAAAAGTGTTAAGTGATAGCCGTATAAACACGTTTATACTAGGTACAAAAAAGGTATTATTAGAACAGCCTACCCTTACACCCTCTACCCTGTTTATAATATAACTATGAGTAATAGCTTAGAATTCATATTGTTTATGGTTATATTTGTAAGCGTGGCAACTTGCTTAGCAATATGGTTTGAATGGAATGACGATTGATTTATGATATTGAGGAAAGATTTTATGTCGAAAGGTAGCACTAGAAGAAAACAACAAATATCCGAAATGGATATGCAAGAGCGGTGGAATATGATATTCAACAGCCCGTATCGGAAGCATTGGAAGAAAACTAAAAAAAGAGTAGTGAGCGATGTCAAAAAAATTAAGAAAGACTAAATACAATAAATTTTACTACAAACCCTTGCCCGACTTTCTCAACATAGAACCAAGTGATATTGAGGGATTAGGTTTGTTTGCCAAAGAAGACATAAGTGCAGGCACTAACTTAGGCATGTCCCACATCAAAGTGCCAATCATATATGGCTTCATTAGAACACCTTTGGGTGGTTTCTTTAATCACGATGAGGATGCTAACTGTTACATAGAAGAAGAGTTAGATTGGGATGACTACCGTGTTTTTAACGTCTTCACATCCAGAGACATAAATTGTGGTGAAGAGTTGACTTTGAACTACCACATTGACGAGGAGTGATATGGCAGGTAGACCAAAGAAACCGAGAGACAAAATAGTAAAAACACCCAGTCAATTTGATAAGAATGAAGAGTTTGGTTTGACTGAGATGCAAACCAGTTTTGTATGGCACTACACCGAAGGCACATGTGGCCAGACCGAAGCGGCCAGAAAAGCAGGGTATGAGTTTCCAAGTGTGTCTGCTAATAAACTATTGAACGGCAAAGACTATCCCAACGTAGTCAAAGCCATCAAGCTCAAGCAAGAAGAACTTGCCGAGAAGTATGCCATCACTCCACAAAAAACAGGTACGATGTTGTGGAAGATTATGGAAACTGCTTACGAGAATGGTCAATACAATGCGGCAGTATCAGCCATAAAAGAACTTAATCAGCTCGGTGGTTTATCGATTAACAGATCGCAGAATATTAATATCAATGCCAACCTAGAGAAGATGAGCAAAGAACAAATTCGTGAAAGATTAGGAAAATTATTCGGCACAGATTCCCAGACTTACTCTGACAAGGACCGATAATAAAAAAACTTGCATCTGACTTTTTTTCTGGGACACCACACAAAATAATCAAAAAATATAAGCGATTATCCAGAACACGCATAAACAAAGAGATACAGACGACTACGAAAGCCTTGTCATTGCACTGTCAAAATTATCCTTGTATGTACAACGGTCACTGTAACGCCTTTGGAGTCCCTAGGGGCCCTTTTTTTCTGACACTTGTTGTTTATTTTTTGACCACACCCCCCTAATACTTGTTTTGCGTTTGCAGTGCACACGCAACTAAGTTCATCACACTGAAGCACCAAAAATTATGATTCCTATGGATTGTAATTTTTTACAGAATAATACAAAATGGCACAATGAGTTCAGAACTACCTAAACATGGTGTTACTGGTTTAGCCTTGAAAGAGGAAGACGTAGAGTTGTTCATGGATTACATTATTGATAAGGAACCCCAAGAGGCAAAAATTCACACGGGGGGCACTGAACAAAAAAATGCTAGCGTTAGAGATGCCGAGATTTATTTCATAGACTACGAGGCCAAAAGGTTGTACGCAATCCTGAGCAGGATAGCCAAACATGTGAACCAATATTTTGGTTACGAGATTGACGGTATAGAAAAAGCACAGGTCATAAGATACAAGTCACCGAGCAAGGGTTACGAGTACCACATAGATTTGGGACCCGAGGGAGTCTCAGCCACTAGAAAAATTTCGGTAAGTCTTTTGCTCAACGACAAGTATGAGGGCGGTGAGATATGCTTCCGCACAGGGGAGAGTGCTAGTTGCACAAAACCTAAAGTTGGTGAAGTAGTTGCTTTCAGTTCTTTCTTACCACACAAAGTCAAACCGATTACCAAAGGCGAAAGATATGTACTTGTTGCTTGGTTTACTGGCCCACCTTTTCGCTAGTATAATCAATGAATGAAACTCGATGACATCGACATATTCCAAGAAGGCGGAGAAGTTAGTCCTGATTTAGGTACCATAGAGCCACTCTCTCCTTTAGAACAACAAAGAATATTCAATCCGACACTTTACCAAAGAGCTATAGATTATTTAACCACCCAAGGTTTCACGCCAGAACAGGAGCGAGCTAGAACATTTGCAAGAGGTCTTGCTTCACTGATACCGGGTGTGAGTACAGATATTGCCAAAGCTGAAAAAGATATTTTGGGAGAAGGTCTGAGTTTTTTAGACGTAGTACCCGTAGCTGGTCCAGTCGCCAAGCAAGCCGTTAAGTCTGGAGCAGATACAATCAAAGGATTTCATGCTTCAGCGAAAAACTTTGACGAATTTAGGTTTCCAAAACCCGAAGACATGACAGGAGCCAAACAAGGCGGTGGTGGTTTTGGTTTGCAAAATGAGGGTGTTGGTGTTTACTTTACCACAGACCCACAGCTGGCAAGTGCGTATAAAACACAAATAACGGAGGGGACAAGAAGGAAAGGCAAATTGTATGAGGTAGACGTTAAGATTTCTGAAGATGAAATGTTAAAAAACAGTGTTCGATTCGACCAACAAAAACCAGCTGTTCTAAAAAAACTCAAAGATTCTGGCATTTTGCAAGACGTGAAAAAAGCAGAAACTCGCAGGTTGCAAGAACAAGCAAAGCTGGTGGAGAAAAATAAGAAGAAGTATGAAAAATTTAAGTCGGACCTAGAAAATAAAAAAATTCCTAACAGCTCCGCTAACAGAGATAAGTTAGAGGAGCTCAGGACAGATTTCAGCCTTTCTGAATATTATCTTAGCGAGGAAGGGCTAGACGATGCGAGCTTGTTACTTCCATATAACTATCTAAGTCCTCACCTGAAAGGAGCAGAACAAGTCCGAATACCGGGCAGTCCCCGTGCTAAAGCTCAAAAACTATCGAAAGCTGGCATCAAGGGCAATTTTTATGGCATAACAGGTCGAGATATGTATGACGACTTCGGTGCACGCGGCATTTTAAGTCCCGATGTCCCCAAAGAATTTGTGATATTCGACCCAAAACGAATAGAAATCACTAAGAAATATCAGTTAGGTGGTGCTGTCGAAAATGGTGAAAAAGAGGTAGAAGATAAAAAACAGAAATTAAATTACCTCGAGATGTTGGGCAACCTAAATCTGGATGACATTGACATATTCCAAGAAAGCGGAGAAGTTAGTCCTGACTTAGGCACCATAGAGCCACTGTCACCACTTGAAGAACAAAGAATATTCAATCCAACTTTATATCAAAGAGCCATAGATTATTTGACAACTCAAGGTTTTACACCCGAACAAGAACAAGCTAGACAACTGGCACGAGGCATAGCCTCGCTGTTGCCCGGACTATCTACGGACATCGCTATAGCCGAAAGAGACAGGTTAGGTCAAGGTTTAAGTTTGCTTGATTTAATTCCTGTGGCTGGACCAATCGCCAAAACTGCAACAAAAAAAGGTATTGAGGGAGTACAAGCAATAGTTGAAACACCAAAAAAAGTGAAAAGCTCAGACAAAATTACTGATTTGAAAGCACAAGGTTTCAATATTGACGAACCTGTATATCATGGCACCTTTGCAGATTTTGACAAATTTGACGAAAAATTTATTGGAAATAGAGATGAAGGATTTTTTGGTAGAGGATTTTATTTCGCCAAGGAACCCGGAGAGGCTAGATACTATGGCCCAATCGTTAAAAAATATTTCACTAGAGGCAAATTTTTAGATTTGTCTCAAAACAAGAGAAACTCTGATTTTGAACTTTTGGATAAAAAATATTTTAAATTTTGGGCTAAAGAGTTAGACAAAATAGATATGTTGGACGAACCTACGAAAAAAGGTTTGAAAACTATTAAAAAGATAGATGATTATGTAGACAAAAATGTTAAATTTATTCAATCAAGCGATAATAGAGGCAATGAAGGTATTGCCGCTTATGTCAAACATCCTACGAGGGGAGAGAATACCCTGAATCGCATATATTCAGGGTTCGGTTTGGCAGATAAGGCGAGAGCAGTAAAAAGTCTTAAAAATCAAATCATAGAAGGTACTAGATTCGATTCTGAACTTAGAAAGTTATTCCCTGACACGGAAAATATTTTATACAGCCTGTCTGACTATATAAGAGTCGGTGGCAAAGGAGCCGCTGAATTTACTGAAAAAGCGAAAAAGTTTGGTTATGATGGAATAAAAGTAGGTGATGAAACTTTAGTTTTTGATGCAAAAAATATAGCTAGTGCAGACACCACAGTCGATGTTGCTAAAAAAAATATTAAATTTCCCAAAGGGGCCGAAGAATAATCAACATTGACAAGGCATGTTGAGAGACACTACTTCGCTTGTTTACGACCAAGAAATGACACAAACTGAGGAGTAAAATCCAGTTCAGTCCAATTTTTTTGCTGGGCCTCTAGTAACTTCTCATCTTTGTACATCTCGACAGGATGGCCGTCTATGAACTGCCATCTGTCTTTACCGAACAAAGTGTAAAAGTTGGTGCCTGTAACTTTCTTAAAAGGTCTGCCGTAGAGTTTTATTTGTGTAGGTTCAGACACTATTCTTTTCATTTTCTTTACACTCCTCTCTTATTTTTTGAAAGTCTTTATACTTTCGTTTTGTACCATTTTTTTTGTTATATGCTTTCACAAAATTTTTTCTATAATTTGTAGATTTACACGCATCACTACAAAATTTTTTTTCAGGCGTTAAGGGTCTTTTAAAGAATTTTTTTTTACAATTTTTACATGTTCTTGTTTTGATTATGTCATACTGCTTTTCAAAAGAATCACAAAACACTTTTCTAAACTTAATTAATTCTTGCAAGTATGTTTCTTCAGACACTCTTTTTTTCATTCAATCTCCTGATTAATTGATAGCTAGTAAAACTTGTGCCGTTTTTTTTATTGTATGTCTCTATGTATCTATTTCTGTAATCTTTTGTTAGACACTTTTCTTGACAAAACTTAGCGTTTTGTGATTTGGATTTGTCAATAAATTTTTTCTTACATAAAACACAACTTTTTTCAGTAAAGTAGCGATCACAAAATATCTTAGTCATTTCTTTGGAAAACGCTCTTACAATTTCTTCTTTGCTTGCTACAAAAGACATTTTTTTGCCATTTAATACTAGTGTTACTTTTTTCTGTTGGTCCTTATAATTAGCCATTCTTCGGTTTATCATCCTTGCCTTTTTTGCCAAACAACTTGCCAGCTTTAGTCATCAAATCAAGTTGTTCTTTTCGGTGTTTTAGGTGTGCAATGATTGCATAACAAAGATACAGAGAGGCAAACATAAGTGCTGTGTTGTGGTGCATTATGTCACGATCTGATTTGCCAACCCCGTTGTACTCGATAGCATCTTGTTCGTGGCGATCTAGTTCTTTCATAAAATCTTTTTCGTGTTGCAATGCTTCTTGTAATAAATTTGCTATTTCGTCCTCTATAACCAGAGCTTTAGTCTCGACTGTTTTAGAGACGCTTACTTTGCCCAGTATGGGTTCTATCTTGCTTTGAAAGGCCCTGCTCCATTCTTTACCTAACTTTTGGGCGTGTGTTTCTGTCACCTTTACATCGCTTTCCATAGCTAACCAGTTGGTGAATCTATTTTTATCAGTCATCGTACCAATCTCCACATATAATTACGCAACCCCAAACTAGGTATTTGTATAAAACTAAACCTGCTAAGATAGTCAAAATCAAACCCCATTCTATTGCTTTTAGTTTTTTATTGCTATTTTTCATAATTCAGTGTGGTGTGCGTTATCAGCATAAATGAAGCCATTAATCTTCTATTCTGACTAGAAAACCAATAACGCTTTGTCTCAGGAGCACCACGAGCCCCTGTTAGAAGATGCTAGCCAGAGTTCTTTTAGTCCCTCCATAATTGTTCAGTGTGGTCTGCGTTATCAGTCAAAAATCCATAATTCTGACTAGAAAAACCGATAACGCTTTCTAGGAGGCAGGAGCACCACAACCCCTGAATCTACTCGTTCTAGCCAGAGTCCATTAAGTTCCTCCATAATTGTTCAGTGTGGTTGTGCAAGCCTAAATGAATGAAACAGTTCAGGTAACAGGTCTTGCACTTTTCTCCCACCCCCCCAAATTTTAAGAAAAAGGGGCAAGATTTTTGGGCAACCACATGCCCTCAAAGGAGTTACCCGAACTTACCCTTATGGGTTCTTTAATTTTACAAAAAATTGTTATCATTTGCAAATTTTTATTTATCTTTGCTTTTTGCTTGTCTTTGTTCGTACTCAGCTAGAATTTCTTCTGCTCTTTCGTTGGCTTGATCTGCCATCGAACCCAGCTCTTCAATTTCTTGCAAAACTTTTTCTCGCTCCTGTGGATTCAAGACATAGGGCAGAGAGTCTTCCCTCTGCTCTATCTCTTTTTCCAGTTGCTCAAGAAATTTCTTGATCACTTTGTTTTTGATGTCGGTCATTTAGTGACCCCAGCCGTAAGCTGTTTGATACTTCGGTTGACCGTCCCAAAGGTCCGCATTTGCATAACTGTTTAAGGAGATTCCATAAGCACCAATTTTCTTTTTCATAGGCTCCCCAACGAAGTTATCTTTATCAGGCACCACTCTTTCTTCGCTAGAATACTCTGTTTCTAAATATTTTTTACCAATTTTACAAATGGTGACCATTTTGTCTGTTCTATCAATTATTTGGTAATAATCAATATTGGTTTGGTCATATCCCCAAGCACTGTATAAAATACCACCGACTTCATAGTTCTTCTCCCTCTCAGCAATCATAGCTTTTATCTTTTCAGCATATTGCTTTGTTTTTTCGTAACTTGCCGCTATGTCTTTGAAATATTCTTGGACATACTGATCTCTTTTCTCAGATGTTTTGAAACCATAATATTTGTCATATTTAGACCTCTTACCAGCAAACACCATAGCGGTGTATTTGGTTCCGTCTGCATAATCGTTGATATATGCAACGGCATCTGTTTTAGTACATTTTATTTCTTTAGCATCCTTTGGGATGTAAAATTCTCTAGTCAAACTCATTTTTCCTCCTTAATTAAAGTAGTTAAAGTTTCGATAGTCTCGGCTACACTTTTGTGTAAGATGCCGATACCACCTGCATCCTCCCAAGCCTCAATATTTTCTAATCTGTCATCGATTAGAACTCTATCTGGCTTAGCATAGATTGCCTTGTGTTTGCCCTTAGTGGTGCATGTCACAGCCACATAAGGACAAACGTGATCTTTTACCCAAGCAGTTTTGTCATACACTGCTAAGTTTCTGTTCTCTGTTAATCCTGCCGCAGATAGAATCTCCCAAGGTAACTTAGTCTGCTTGATGAAATCTATCAAGTCAGCCATACCCTCCATAGGTGGCAGGTTTTTAAATAATCTTTTGTTGATGAATGATTCTTTGTTATCATCATAATCCTGTTCACTCAGTAAAGGTCCGTCCAGAAAGTCTGGACCTTCAACCCCTGTGACGAAGTCCGCTAAGACTCCGTCCATGTCAACAAATATATTTTTGATCATCTATCCGCCTCCTTATTTTCCAAGGTCAAGGTTAACGTCATATACGTCATGGTCTAAGGGAAGTTCGTGATATACAAGAACCCAGTCGTGAGGGTCATTGTTTATGTTTTCCTCTAGTTGCTCTTCTAGGAAGTTGAGAAAAATACCAGTGCTCTCTCTGGTCAAAGCTCCAACCCATCTTCTTGGAAAGGTAAACTCTATTTTGTCGTCAACAAAAGTAGCTCTTAAAATAAGCTCATCTGTTGCATCATCATCGAAAGGGGAGCCTGTAAAGAAAAACTCAGCTCCCCAATCGCTGACCTCACACCTAACATTTCCGCCTCCATACATATCGCAATTAAAAGCAATAGCATCTTCGAGAAACTTACCAAAAGGCTCCAACCCCCCAAACTTTTGGTTAAACTCTTTTTTATCAATAACAAAACTTCTATCCATCAAACTACCTCCTTTTTATTATTGTTTAAATATCTCATATCTATAATATACAATAAAATGCTATAGATTGCAAATAAATATTAAAGATAATAAAAGTTTGCAAACTGTAATATTTTAGTTTAGTATAAACATGTAAACAATTATGTTTACTTTGGAGGTAAAAAATGAATAACGAATTAAATAAACTAAATACTACAGATTTAGAAATGCTTGTTTGGATATTGACTCAAATTTCTAACAAGCCTCAAATGATGATTTCTAAACATATAAAAAGTGTAGGAGATACTCCTAGACTCGAGGCTCTAAAGATAAGAGCAAAAAAGGCTTTGTCTGAAGCAAGAAACTCAAAATAAGGAGGAAAGATGGAAAATATAGTAGATAAAATTTTACAGGTAAAAAGGGAAAGACCTAAACCCAAGCCTGAAATATTCGTTGGACAAGGTGCAACTTATTCACCTTATACCGACCAGTACCCACTAACCATAACCAAGGTTGAAGGTGAGGTCGGCAAAAGAAAAGTAACTCTTAGGGAGTGCAAAGCAACACCTACTGAGAATTACGATTACTACAAAAATCAATCTCACATCTACACAGATGACCCTGAGGGTAGAGAGTTCTACTTTCAAGAAAAAGATGAGATTATCTATCCGTGCCATGATGATGCTGATTACAGGTCATACAGACAGTCGTACCTAAATCCTGAAACAGGCAGATTGAACAAAAGTGATTCGGGAAGTATTTATGTAGGATTCAGAAAGAGATGGGAAGACCCAAGTTTTTAAAGGAGACAGTATGAAAAAAACTTTTACAGACGAAATGAAAGAGATTATGACCCCGAGGGACTTCCGTGCTTGGCGGTTCGGTATGCTTCACCCAGAGGATGTTTTAAAATACATCGAGAAAGCTAAGGCAAAAAAAGATGATACAACCCAAAAAGCAGATTAATAATATTTACGGTTATATCAGAGTATCTTCTGAGCAACAGG